TCTCCCGTAGGTAGTATAAGTATAAACACATCAAGCACAAGCTACAATACAACTTCTGACTACAGGTTAAAAGAAAACTTAACTAAAATAACAGACGGTATTGATAGATTAAAACAGCTTAAACCAAGAAGATTTAACTTTATAGGCAACGCAGATGTTGTAGACGGTTTTATAGCACACGAAGCTAAAGAAGTTGTTCCAGAAGCTGTTACTGGTAAAAAAGATGAGGTATTACCTAATGGAGACCCAGTTTATCAAGGTATAGACCAAGCTAAGATAGTACCTTTGTTAACAGCCGCTCTTCAAGAAGCTATAACAAAAATAGAAATATTAGAAGATAGATTACAAACATTAGAAAACAAATAAGCATTTCACTTATTAAATAATTTTCGTATATTTGCACATATAAAAAACTAAAAAATGGCAAACACATATTCTTGGACAATTAACTCTTTAGATATTTATCCAACTCAAGACTCACTAACAGATGTTGTGTACAACATCCACTGGGGATTAACTGCTACATCAAGTCAAACTGACGCTGATGGTGTTGCATACTCTGCAACGTCTATCGGAACACAGATAGTTGGCGCTCCAGACCCTGGAAGTTTCACCGAATTCGATAGCCTTACACAAGAGGCTGTAGAGGGTTGGCTAGAGGCTAGTGACTTGGATATAGATGCTTTAAAAGCTGGATTAGATTCTAGAGTTTCAGAGCAGATTACTCCAACATCGGAGACTAAAGATGTTCCTTGGTAAAAAATAATTAATCTAAAATAAAATCAAATGTCAAAAAAAATTACAGAGCAAGAACTTGAGAAGCTTCAAGGACTTGTACAAAAGTTAAACAGTGTTATTACAGACTTAGGTGTCTTAGAAACTCAGAAGCACACGCTTTTACACGCATATTCAGAGATTGACTCTGAGCTAGGTGAGTTTAAGAAAGAGTTGAATGAGTCATATGGAGACGCCAGTATAAACATATCAACAGGCGAAATAGATGACAAAGATCAAACAGTATGAGCTAGACTCAACAATTCATGAAGACGATAAGGTAATTGGTACCGATGGCAACCCTGGTGTGGATCTTGGAAGAACCAAGAACTTCACCATTGCCGCTTTAACAGCTTACTTAAACACTGCTCTAGAAGTAGATAATATGATAGGTGGTAGTGGTACACTAAACACTATCCCTATGTGGACACCTGACGGAACAACGTTGGGTGATTCTATTATTGTAAAGGATGCAAGTGTACCTGCCCCTGACAACGGTATTGTAGTTAAGGGTAAGTTTAGGATAGACACAACTGGAACTGCTACCGATATCGGTTCAATAGCTGCCTTTAGTAATACTATAGTTTTTAATAAAGATCTAGAGCTAAATGCTGGTCTAAAGGATTACTCAGATTCCTTAGGTACAGCGGGTCAAGCTTTACTATCTACATCGACAGCTACTGAGTGGAGCACGTTCTACTTAGGTTATGCACAGCAAGCTAGTGATGTAGACATCAAGTTTGGATACAATAACGGAGGTAACAATACAACACATGCTGTTAGAGTTTATGCTGGATCAGGTATAACACTTACTGAAAATGCACCATTAGGCTTTGAGATATCAGCAGATAGTCAAGTACCATCTGATAACGTTACAGGCACAGGAACACTGAACACCGTGCCATTATGGACTCCAGATGGCCAAACTATTGGTGATTCTTGGCTAACTCAAGAAGTAATTCCTGGAATATCTATAAATTATCTTAACTTTGAAGGACCATCTGGGTTTGAAAATAGATTAAAACTTATTAATGGTTATATTGAAACAAATGATCTTCAAGTTACTAATATAACAGCTGGTGATACAGGCATTATAGATCTTCAGGGTAGTACAACTTTAGGTAATTCAACATCTGATGTTATATGGCATAGAGGAACAACATATTTAACAGGACCAGTGCTAGATACTTCAAATACAGCTGGGACTAGCGGGCAAATATTAATTTCTGACGGAAGCAGTCAAGTACTATGGGCTGATCAAACAAACACAACTTACGATTTAGATTCTATTCAAACAGGATCTGATGTTGCTGTAACACTAGTTGGTTCTGATGCTACTATAGATACATTGACACTCGTAGCTGGAAGTAGTATTACTTTAACAGATGATGGAGGTAACAATATAACAATAGATGGTGTTGGAGACACTACATATACTCATTCATCAGCGCAAGATGGTTCAAATGCTGTTATAAGAGTTACTGACGGTGTAACAAACCAAGACGTTACTCTTGTAGCTGGAAACAGTATATCTCTAACAGATGATGGAAGTAACAATATAACTATAGCCGCAACTGGTGGAGCTGCTAACACTACATATGATTTAGTAGGAACATACAATACTAATGATACCATATTAACCCTTCAAGGGTCTGACGCTACTAGTGATACATTCACTCTTCACGCTGGTTCAGGTATTTCTTTTGGTCAAGATGCTGTAAATGGAATTACCACTATAGATTTTAATATAACAGATAACGTTACAGGATCTGGAACATTAAACACCATTCCGCTTTGGACACCTGACGGGCAAACCTTAGGTGATTCTTCTATTACTCTAAACGCTCAAGGTGGTGCTACTATAAATACAGATGGATATGGAGATTCAGGTGCGACAGATGAATTAACGGTTATTGGTATAGACTCTAAGATAGTTATACAATCCAACACAGCTGGTAGTGCTACTTTAGTAGGTAAGCCTAACTTTTCAAGTAACAGAGACTTACGATTTGAAGTAGATATAAACTCAGCTCCAGGTAGATTTACGTGGAACACACCAACTAGTGAGTACATGAGATTAAATACTACTCAAGTTGACGGAACTGGAGGAAATCTAGGAATAGGAACTACAGCACCTTATTACAGGTTGCATACAGCTGGTAGTAACAACGGTATTTATTGTAGCTCTGATACTGGAGTTGGTGGAGAAACAACGTTTTTCTCAGTTAGCAGAAGTCAAGCTCCTGGAACATCAACATTCTTGTATGCTGGATCAGGTAACTTTGTTTTTGGACCAAATGGACCAGGGACTCAAGATGTATTAATTACAGGTGATTTAGAAGTTGGAGGAACAATTACAGCAGCAGGACAATTGCATTTACAAGATGCATTATTAGATCAAAACAGTTCATCTGGATCTTCTGATTATATTTTAAAATCAACAGGAACTGGAAATGTAGAGTGGGTGGACCCTACATCCTTGACTGGTGTTGTTTCTGGAACTGGAACTGCTGGTAAGTTACCATACTGGAATCCTGATGGAACTACATTAGCAGATTCTTTGATAACTCAAACATCTGATAACAGTATTACAATTGGAGTTGGTGCAACTGCAACTGGTTCAGAAGCAATATCTCTTTCAAGGTCTACGGCTAGAGCTGATTATTCATTCGCTCATGGATACGAGAGTATTACTGATGGAGAGTTTTCTGTAACATTAGGAAAAGGAGGATACACAGCAGGTGATCATTCAGCTGCAATTGGCTATAAAGGAATATCACTAGGTCAATCTGCAATATCTGGTGGACACTCAAGTAGTGCTGGTGGTGATGGAGCTGTGGCATTAGGGCACAACGCATCAGCTGGAAACTACGGTGTAGCAAAAGCAACTAATACATTCCCTAACGATCAGACAACATTTGACATTTACGGAATTGTAGGTACAGTAGCTGTAGGAACATTCTTACGTTACGGACCAGGTTTTGATGTAGCTGATCCTAGAATCGAAGTTACTCAATTTACAGACCTAGGAAACGGTGCCGCAACAATAACTATCGCATCTGGAATCAGACCAATAGCAGGTGAGCTACTTGTATTTGAAGAGGAGACACCTCAAAGAAACGATCACCAAGGTGGAGTTGCTTTAGGTAACGATGCATTCTCATTAGGTCAAGCAGCGGTAGCTCTTGGACAAGACGCTGTAGCTGACGCTGACTTTGCAGTAGCCATCGGTAGAACAGCAAGCACCTCAACTCAAGACAGTATTGCCTTAGGTGGAGGATCAACTAAAATTTTAATTCAAGCACTAGTTTACGCAAATTCATATGCAGACGATACAGCAGCAGCAGCAGGTGGTGTAGCTATCGGAGAGTTGTACAGAAACGGAAACGTGGTGCAGATAAGACTTACATAATGGAAATCAGAAAGATTTCTCTTGGTGCTGACTATAAATCAAGTGCAATGCATTACATAGTCGGCCAAGAGGTTTTAAATAAAGAATATAATATACATCTAATTCAATACAGCCCAGACACTGAGTCGTATAGAATTTGGATAGAAAGACAGGACGAGATTATTCTCTGGAAGGAGTTTAATAAGAACATGCCTGTATCAATTGAATATAATATAAATTTCTAAATGAAATCACCCTTCAACTTCATTGTACGTCCGTATAATGGTAGAAGGTATGACAACATTAAAAACATCGGAGGTGTAGACTTTGTAACAAGCGCATCTCAGGAGGATCATACCGTATCTAACCGTTATGCAACCGTGGTAGAAACCCCTATTGACTACTCAGGGGAAATAGAGCCAGGGGACACATTAATAGTTCATCACAACGTATTTAAGTTTTACTACGACATGAAAGGCATTCAAAAGAGTGGCAAGAGCTACTTCATGGATGATCTTTTTCTTGTTGATGACTATCAGTATTATTTGTATAATCATAACGATCAGTGGAAAGCAGACGATATGTTTTGCTTTGTAAAACCTGTCCCAAAGGAGGAATACTTTTTGGAGGTTCCAGGTGTAGAGCAGCCACTTGTAGGTATTGTTAAATACACAAATAATAAATTACTATCTTTAGGGGTGAACGAAGGAGACATGATATCATTTAAGCCTGATAGTGAGTACGAGTTCAATATAGAAGGAGAAAAGCTATACAGAGTATTGACTAACAGCATAACAATAAAACTGTAATGGATTCAAAGCAAATAAAGTTAGAAATTATAAGGGCGGCTGAGCAGGCTGTAAAGGAACTTATAAAGGTAGCAAAGGAAGGTATAGTCAAGAAAGATCTAGATGATTTATCTCCTGAACTAGCTGCCGATAGGCTTAAGAATGCTGCTGCAACTAAGAAGCTAGCTATATTTGATGCTTTTGAGATTTTATCTAGAATAGAATCTGAGAAGTCATTACTAGAAGATGCTGAGGTAACAAGTAATAAAGATCTAAGTAGTTTTGCAGAAAGAAGAGCGAAGTAATAGTTTATACAAGGTTGTAGATATAGTTCCGTCTAGCGTAATAAAAAGCAAGAAGTGGAAGTATGGTTATGATGAAAAGTATGATATCATTGTTATATCTAGAGATGGTACACTTGGTGAGGTTATAAACGTTAACGGTTTAAACATCGGTTTACCTGCAAAACCTAAACAGATACATAAACGAAGCGATAAAAAATCAGAACAGTATTGGGGACCTTTTAGTTATCCAAAACAACTAGAAAGAATAAAGAGTATATTCCAATGGAATGAAGCTCCTAAGGATTTTAAAACTAAATGGGTAGATTATATAGAATCTGAGTTTGATAGAAGAGAGGAAGGTTTTTGGTTCTACAACAACGGAACACCTACATATATTACTGGAACGCATTATATGTACTTGCAGTGGACAAAGATAGATGTTGGTCACCCAGACTTTAGGGAGGCTAATAGAATATTCTTTATATACTGGGAGGCTTGTAAGGCTGATACCAGAAGCTTTGGAATGATATACCTTAAGATCAGACGATCTGGGTTTTCGTTTATGTCTTCAGCTGAGTGTGTAAATACAGCAACCCTTGCAAAAGATGCTAGAGTTGGAATACTATCAAAGACTGGATCTGATGCGAAAAAGATGTTTACTGATAAGGTTGTTCCTATATCTAGTAACTATCCATTCTTTTTTAAGCCAGTGCAGGATGGTATGGATAAACCAAAGACTGAGCTAGCGTATCGTGTACCAGCATCAAAGATATCTAAAAAGAATATGTATGATGTGGATGACTCTGGACTTACAGGGCTTGATACCACAATTGACTGGAAGAATACTGATGATAACTCATATGATGGGGAAAAACTACTACTACTCGTGCATGATGAGAGTGGTAAATGGATTAGACCAAATAACATACTTAACAACTGGCGTGTAACAAAGACATGTCTTAGA